AAGCGCTCCTGGGGCTCCAGCAGGCGCAGCAAGGGCTGGTGGAAAGCCAATTCAGCCTGGACTCCGCCCGGCAGGGGTACGCGCTGCGGACGGCGGAGGAGGAGCTGGCGCGGTTGCGGGATCGCGGCGCCGGGGTGGATGTGATCAGGCAGCAGGAGGAGCGCATCGCCAGCCTCAAGCGCGGGGCGGAGACGATCGAGTTCCGGGCGATGGAGGCATCGATCGCGGCGGCTCAGCAGCGGTTCCAGCTGGAGCGGTCGGTCCTCGTGCTCAAGCAACAGCAGCAGGTACTGGAGGCGCAGTCGGCCCAGCGTGCCGCAGCGCAGAACACCCTTCAGCAGCGGCAGCGGCTGCTGGAGCTCCAAGGGCAGCTGGTGGACCCCTCGATCAGCGCGGGGCAGCGGCAGGCGCTGCAGCAGCAGGTGGCGATCCAGCAACAGGCGATCGGCCTGGCGCAGCAGCAGCAGCGGGCGGAGGTCGGCCGGCTTCAGACCCTCGGGGTGATCTTCGGGCTTGAGCAGCAGACCCTCGCCGCCCAGCAGCAGGCCACCGCCAACGGGTTCCGGGCCCAGGCCGCCACGAAGGGATGGGAGCAGTCCCTGACGGGACCCCTGCAGAACCTCGACGCCGCCGCCGGCTCCACGGCGCAGGTGGCTGGGCAGCTGCAAACCATCAGCGCGGGCTTCATCACGGTGGGCGGCCAGACCGTGCAGATCAAGGGCAGCCTCGACGCCGCCGCGGGGGCCACCACGGCAGCCGCCGACGCCGCAGGCGCCCTGGCCAACGGCTACGCCAGCGCCAACACCCAGGCCACCGCCCTGCTGGGCACCCTGCAGCGCATGGCCAGCGTCCCCCAGGCTCGCTGGGCTGGTGGCGACGTGGAGCCCGGCACGCGGTACCGGATCAACGAGCTGGGTCGGGAGTCCTTCATGGATCGCGCCGGCAACCTCAGCATGATCACCGCCCCCCGCAACGGCTTCTGGACGCCCCCCACCGCCGGTACGGTCATCCCTGCGGGCATCACCGCCTCACTGGCCGCCTCTGGTGCCTTCGGGGCCGCGGGGGGATCGTCGGGCCGCGGGGGCAGCAGGGCTGCGGCCATGGCCCCTCAGCGCTCTGGCAGCGTGCAGGGAGTCGGAAAACTCAATGCGGCAATCAACCGGCTCACCGCCCGCATGGATGCCCTCGTGGCCAAGGACTGGAACGTGCGGGTGGTGACCCCCTCGAACGCCGGGGTGCTCCGCAGCATCGGGGGCTACTGATGCTCACCCTGTCCTACGGCGGCGCCAGCTTCACCTATCCGAACCTCAGCCAGCACCCGCTGGCATTCGATGCCGTGGACGTGCGGCGCGGCCGGGCGCCGGAGTCGCTGCAACCCTCGGGCCTACTGCTCAAACCACAGGCGGATTCGCTCACCGACATGTTCCGCGCCTGGAAGGCCGTCAAGCTCGCCGAGGAGGCCCCGGAGCGCACTGGGACCGTGGGTGCCGTGGTGCTCGTGACTGCCCGCGGGCCTGGCTACTCGGGCGCCAGCGCATGGACCAACCGCGCCGCCTGGTTCGACAGCTACGAGAAGCCCGTGCAAGTGGGCCCCTACACACGGGTCGGCATCACCCTTGTGGATGCCAACCAGGCGCTCGCGGTGGCCCTGCGGGAGCTGGAAGAAGGGGAGGAGCAGGAGGAGGCCCTTGGGCTGGGCACGCTCACCTTTGGTGGCGCCGTGGTGAACCTCACCGCCAGGGCGGAGAACATCGAGGGACTGGGGGGATTGGAGCTCTCCGCCGCTGGCGTCCACGTGATCACCGGCAACCTGGCCACGGTCGACACCAGGGAGGTGCGCGGCTGGGTCACGGCGGCCAACCTGCCCACCCTTGAGACCTGGGTGAAAACCACCCGCGCCACGCCCTCGCCGGCCAACAACACGTGGTTCCCGAGTGGATGGAGCCCCCCGGTCGCCCGCTTGAAGCGCAACGCCGGGGCGGTGAGCATCGTCTATGACGTGAGCTTCACGGCCACCAAGATCCGCGCCGCCGCATGAGCAGCCTGGACCTCCGCCACTGGGTTTTCTGCAGCCTCGGGCCGGTGGACCCCCGCTCGCCCGTGTCGATCCAGGAAGACCACGTGCAGGGCCAGGGCCTGTGCCTCACCCGCGCCACGATCACGCTCACCGGCACCCACCGGCCCGCCACGGGGTCCCCGGTGAGCCTGGCCTACAGCGATGGGGTCAACTACATCGCCAGGGTGCCGCGGCGCCTGCGGGTGCTGTCCAGCCAGGTGGACCCGCTGGAGGGCATCACCACGATCAGCGCGGGGTGCCTGCTGACCTACCACAGCAACCGCAAGCCGCCGGTTGAGTCGCTGAAGGAGACGGAGGAGAACTCGGACGTGCCGGAAGCGGTGCGACGGGTGGCGGCCCTGCCTATCTCCGCCGCATGGGTGGCTCACAGGATCCTGGTAACCCTGGGGCTCACAACCCCTGCCCCAATCCCGTTTCAGATCCGCCGGGTTGTCGATGAGTGGGATATGTCGTCGGGTTACGTTGAAGAACTCGGCAGGATTGCCCACAGCGAGGGATATTTCGCCTGGATCAACGAATCGGAGGGAGTTGAGTTTATCAGCAAGCGCAGCGACCCGGTAGGGCCCGGCCCAATCCTCACCGCGCCGCAGATACTGGAGATGTCACCCGTCAACGTGGGGGACCTGCCGGGCGATGCTGCCTTCGCCCGATACACCAGTCTCAAGCTCGTGCCGCCAGACAGCAGCCTGGACGAAAACCAGATCGCCCAACGCAACTGGGAGCGCGAGCAGGTGATTGGGGCGCCGGTGCAGGCGATCCATACATACACCAATGCCGCAGGGCAAACAATCAAAGAGTTTATTAGGTATAACGAGCGAAGCATCAGCGAGACGCGATACGACAGCCGCGACAGGGTGACAAGCCGAAAGGAAAGGCGATGGGGCCTCAATGGCGTTTACAGCACCGACACAAAGTTTTCATACGGTTCTGGAATTGGGAGCGCAGAAGATTTCGCGGACGTTCGGGAAGAGCGGGTGGAAGAGCGTGGGCCAAGGGGCGATCTACTGGCGGCGTGCGGCGCCAATGGGCCACATGCAAGCACGTTCCGCCAGGAGGGAACCATCCTCACCGGCTGGCGGTCCACTACTTACGAGAAAGACTCAATTTCGGGCATCACGCTCACGAAAACCAGTAACGCCACAATGTATATTAATACTCCGCACGGCTCTGATGCCATCAGCCGGCTACGGGATGCGGGGGAGCCACTGAGTGACTTGGTTGCCGCTGCTCGCAGGATCGTCGGTTATGGGTCGCAGATCAGGATTCGCACCGAACGAGAGTTTGGCCTGCAGCGTCGACCCGGCCAACAGGACCGCAACCGTGCCGCACTGGAAAAGGTGCCCTCTGTTGAGCAGGTGGCCAACGTCTCCTGGGCCATGGGCTCACCCGCCAGCTCCACCGCCATTGAGCTTTCACCGCCGTACGTCAGCGATGACCGGATCGTGGCGAGCGGCTCCCCCGTTACCTACTCAGTGGTGCCCAGCAATGCGCAGGCCGAGGCCACGGCCTTCGCGCAAGGCGAAAACCGTCTCCTCCTCGGCAACCGCAACGGGCAGGGCCTGCAGCTGCACCCGCTGGACATGCCAGCCAGGCCGTTCGCACCCCTCTACGTCCGCATCAATGGCTGCACGGCCTGCTATCGCGCCAACGGCTCCACGTGGACCCTGGCGGCCGATGGTACTCGCTGCACCACCGATGGCCTGTTCTGGTCCGCGGTGGATGGCACCGTCGCCAATGCTTGGTTCCCGCTGCCCCCCGGGATCGCCAGCCTCCCAGGTGCCGCAGCGGTGACCACCAACGCCAACCCAAGGCCGCCCAACGCCATGGCCATCCCGGTGGGCTTCAACCCGCTGGCCCCCGACCTCTCGACCCTGTTCGCCGCCCTGCCGTCAGGCCTTGCGCCGGTGCCACGGGCGACGGTGGACCCCACCAAGTTCGTCAAGCCCTACAACGTCACCATCCCGGTGCGTGGTGGCGTCAGGGTGGGCGCCAAGGTGCGGCTCCAGCGGTGGCTGCCCAAGACCATCCAGGTGGCCGGCGGGGTCCGCGTGGGTGCCATGGGCCGGGTGATCCACATGATCGGCACCAGCAGCGGCGCGATCATTGACACCAAGCCGGCCACCCTGACCCAGGTGGGCGGGTTTGGCTCCGCCGCCGCACTGATCCTGCACTTTGACGGGACCACCTTCGCCGACAGCAGCGCCAACGCCTACACGGTCACCGCCAACGGCAATGCAGCGCTCAGCGCCGCCCAGTCCAAGTTCGGCGGCAAGGCTGCGGCATTCGATGGCTCCGACGGCTTCGTGACCGTCACCGGCGCCAACCTGGCCGTGGGGGTGGGCAACTGGACTGTGCAGGCGTGGGTGCGCATTGATGCTGGCAACACCAACGAGCTGGCGATCATCCAGTTCGGGACCGCCTTCGGTGATCCGGGCCTCTACGTCTACCCCTCCGGCGGCGAAAACCTCATCGCATGGCTCGACGATGGCCTGCAGTTCGAGGCGCTCAGCGGCCCCATCCCCGACGCCACTTGGGTCCACGTGCTGGCGAGCAAGGAGGGCAGCACGGTGCGGGTGTTCGTTGGCGGCGTAAAGAGCAGCAGCGACTACACGATCAGCGGCTCGACGGCTACTTCCAATATCACGGCCACCACCGTGCAGGTGGGAGGCGCCGAGGCCTACACCGCCATCTTTGCCGGCTACATCGACGACGTAGTGATCGAACCTGGCCGGGTGGTGGACGCCAACTTCACGCCACCGACCGCCGCGTACCCAAACCCGTAGCGGAAACCTCACGGCATGACCACCGTTACCAGAACGTGCGGGTTCGTCCCGTTCCATGCCTTTGTACCCGCCGCATTCTCGCGTGGCATTCATGCCTTGGGTGTCCACGCCATCAAGGCCGCACTGGGTACCGGCGTGCCGCTGATCCAGTCCCACACCGTCCTGCCCGACATCGTGCAGGTGGCGAACGGCAACGGCTACACCACCGGCGGCGTCGCGGTCAGCGTCACCGAGCCCGCCGAGTGGGTCGGCGGCACGTACCAATTTAACCCCTCCTTCATCCCGACGCTCAGCGCAACCGGCAGCGGGTTCGCGTTCAAGTCCATCGTCTTCTACAACCAGACCGCCATCGCCAAGAACCTGATTGGCTGCCTGTTCAGCTCCGCCGCTGGCCAGGTGTCCATCACCAACGTGGCCCAGAGCGGCACTACGGCAACCCTGACCGTCAACGCCCACGGGATGGCAAATGCTGACGTGGTGGTGATTGACCAGCTGCCGTTCCCCCGGATGAACGGGACCTTTGCCATCGCTGGCGTCACCACCAACACCTTCACCATCACGGTGACGAACACCGCGACGATCACAAGCCAGGCCGTCACGACCGGAAAGCTCATCAGGCCGGAGACCGTAACGCTCGGCGCGGGAGGCGTCTACAACGTGGCCTTTGATCCAGCGCTCGGCGCATTCACCGCATCAATGAAGGGGGTGGTCTTGTGACTCTGGCGATGGAATGGAGCAACGCGGAGCTTGCTCGCGTTCACGCCCTGGCCTACCAGGGCCGCCGCGCCCGGTTGTGCCTGGCGATCAACTCGACCGCGCTGACGAGGGAATCGACCACGGCCCAGTGGGATGCGGTGGAGATCAGCAGCCAGGCTGCTGACGGCTACGCCAGGGTGGTCTGGACGCTCCCTGCGGGGGCCTACAGCTCCGCCCTGGGCATGGTGCAGGGCACCGGCAACCTATCGACCTTCCAGGCCACCAGCGGAGGCATCGGGCTTGAGTTTGATACCGCCTACCTTGTGCTCGGCACGCTGAGCGGTGGCACCACCACGTGGGACACTCATGTGGCGGGGATCCTGCCGATGCTGCCAGAGGACCAAACCCTCTCACCCGGCCAGCCGCTGAGCATCGAGGTCTTCACCCTCGTGGACGACATCACTACGGTGGCGTGATGCGGATTGAGGTTCGGACGGCAGCGGAGGTCAACGAGGTCTCCAGGGCGCTGCAACGGGCGAACCAGAGGCGGCTGGCGGACAGGCAAGCGGACGGCTGGGCGGAGCGTGATGCGGTGCGGCTGGCCAGGCGGGCTCAAGCGCTGGCGAGCAGCCCGGCCAGCCGGAGGGCAAGGACCGACCCATGGCGAGGCGCGGTGCCCGAGTTCCCGCTGGTCGCAGACGTGCGGGCGCAGCGACTGGGGAAGCGCTTCAAGATCGCCGGTGGTTACTACAGGTCCACGACGGCAGGCAGGCTGCAGGTACACACGGCAGACAGGAGTGTTTCAAGGGATATCGTGACACCCGTTGGGGCGGTTTACAATCACATTGTCTTACCAGCAGGCTCTGGGCGGCTAATTTTGTTGGTGGGTGATTATGCAATAACGATCAGTAAAACTGAGATTAGAGTCAGGACTGGGCTTCCGTCGCAGCTTGCCGCAATTGTGCGCCGCCTAAGCAACCCACCCGAGGACGAAAGCCCGTGGACTACCTACCTTAGTCCTGCAATCCTTCAATTCAACCCAATAGGCCAAGATTATCCACTGATTTGGGTGTGGACCCCACTGCTTCGGTCCTACGGCTACGGGCATCTTGTCAACCGCGACGCAGACGGGCAAACCCCAGGCTGGGGTTGGACTCCGATCATCTTTTCCTTTTTGCGCAACTACGAAGGCGAGTTCCACCAGGTAAATGGCGATACATCCATGATCTACAACGCGTTCAGCCATGAATACATTAAGAGGAAGTACATCCCGGATGACGCTCCGCAATACTTTGTCACTGCGGACGTGCGGTTTCCAGGCGTGGACGAAGATACAACCGCAAACTATTATTATTTTAAGGCACCCTCAAGCGATGGAACCAGCGTTGGATCCAGCGGCTACCCTACGCCAGATGGCACCATCTACCTGCCAAACGGGCCCGCTGGATACAGCACCCAAGGCACCCCAAGCAACCCTGGGGTAGTGCTGCTGCCGAACAGGGGTGATTACACGCGCGAGGTGGTCGCGTTGGATGACTCGCAATTTAGCGGGGAACCCCCTACAGAGCGAGACTTTGAAACCGGCTATACGGGCACCTACGAGTACGACCGCCCCTTTGCCGCCTGGGACTGGGACCGCCCGCTGGCGTGCTGGATTGAGCTGATCCGCCTTGGGTTCACCCCCGATGATTTGATGCTGTCCGAGGAGGAGCAGCAGGCGCTGAGCGAGGCCGACCCGGCGGAAGCTGGTTTCAAGTTCTGAGGCACCATGAGCGACACCAACCAACCCATTACGATCCCCGCCGCTGCTGCCTCCCTGGCGGAGGTGGCCTCCTTGGTGGCCCTGGCTAATCGCCGTCGGCTGCAGCAGGCCGAGGACCGCCGCCGGATGATCGATCAGGTGCTGATTCGGGCGACGAAGGGCTGAGGGCAGCCGGAAAACTCACGAGGCAACTTGCACCGGTGGCGCGACGCCCCGGCACCGCATGAAGACCAAATGGACCGCTCGCACCCTCCTGGCCGAGCTGCTGAACCGTGTCGAGCCGACCCCGGAGGGCGAAGAGCAGGGCGGCGGACAGGAAACCGGCAAGCCCACCGGCGCCAAGGACCCGGCCGCTGCGGGTGACGACGAGGACATGGGCCCCGCTGGCCAAGATGCCCTGCGCAAGGAACGCGACCGCGTGCGGGCCCTGGAGCGCCAGCTGGGGGAGCTGAAGAACATGAGCCCCCAGATCGCCGAGCAGGTGGCGGAGGCTCGCCGGCGGGTTGAGGAGGCCGATGAGCGCGTGCGGCGTGCTGAGGAGGACAAGACCCGGGCCGTGGACGAAACGCGCCGCCGGCTGGACGAGAAGCACAAGCGCGACCGCGACAGCCTCCAGGCTGAGCGTGATGCCGCCATCGCCGCCAAGGAGCAGCTGGCGATCCGAACCGCGTTCAACGAGGCCTTCAACGCCGCTGATGGCCGCCCTGGCGGCGAAGACGGCCTGACGCACTCGGAAGCGGTGTTCAATCAGCTCGCGGCCAATTTCGCGCTCAAAGATGGCCGCACCATCGTGGTGGATAAGGACGGCGATCCGGTGATGGCCGCCGACAAGTCGGGGCCCATCGAGCTGAAGGACTGGCTGAACCTCAAGGCGGACAGCAGCAGCGTGATCGGGGTCCACTTCAAGCCGGTGGGTGGCGCCGGCTCCGGTGGCCTCCTCGGCGCCCGCGGATACCGGCCCATCCAGGGCCGCGACCCCAAGGACCTGGCCAAGATGACACCCAACCAGCTCCTGAACAGCGCCTACCCGGACTGATTCAGTAGCTGAAGCCCGCTGAAGGTGGCGGGAAAACTTAGGGCGGACCTGGAAGGCGCGATGCCTGCAGGCCCGCCCTTTCCGCTTGGCGCGATGCCTGCGGGGGGCGAATCGACCACCTGATGCCTTCCCGCGTCAGCCACAGCGCAACGGAGCGATTCCGGGCGGTGTTGCCGATGCGCCACGGATGAGCGTCGGCGGTATTCCCTCCATTCATCCCCTATCCATCGAATCAAGTGGCAACCCTTACCCTCTGGGAGCAGTTTCAGCTCCGCGCCAGCCAAGGCGCCTCCGAACAGGAGCTGGCCGTTCGGGCCGGCATCAACCTGTCCCCCCTCAACGCCATCATTCCCTTCACCGGTGTTGACAACGGCGCCTATGCCTACGGGCTGGAGCGCGAGCTTCCCACCATCAGCCCTCGTGCCCTGAACGAGGCGAATGACGACAGCCTCGGCCGCGTCACCCAGGAAGCTGAGGTGCTCAAGATCTACGGCAAGGACGTGAAAACGGACCGCGCCGCGATCGACATGTACGGGATGCGGGCTCACCGGCAGCAGCTCAACATGAACATCCGCGCCCTGCGCCTCCGCCTGGAGCGTGATTTCATCAAGGGCAACAAGTCCGAGAACAGTGGCCGCAACGCCTCCGGCCTGGAGCACCTGATCACCGCTGGTTCCAGCCAGTACATCAGCAACCACGCCACCGCCGGCCCCCTCTC